CAACATATCCAGGAGCAATTACTTTTATTAAAGATCCAACAGTAACAAGACTTAGAATAGATCCAGTAAAATTACCTAATGTTGACGGAACGTCTTCAATGTTTTTAAAATATCCTGTAGATAGATTTGTTTCTTTTGTAGTCTGTACCCAATTAACACCTAAGTCTCTTGTTATAATTTTGTTAAATTTATCAAAGTAATAATTTCTAATTTTCTTATCACTTAAGATTGGTACAATAGTATTTTCTACAGCGCCTTCTACATCGGTTCTAGTAGTAAAAGAAAATCCATCTTTTTTAGTTTGTGTTTCTTTATATACAACACCGTCATTTGCATACAACGTTGTTTGACTGTACTTGCTAGTAGCATCTACTAGATCAAAATATCTACTAATTCCGCTTGAGACTCTATTAACACTTTTAACTTTTACAATTTGTTGATTGATTCCTAAAGGTGCAATTTGATAATCTTCACCTGTAACCATTCTATTTTGTGTATAGTATGTTGTTGGTGCATTTTGTTTTATTGACGCTGTTGATTCGCTATTAGTACTGTTATCAACTGTATATTGTAAACTATAAGTTATTGTAAGAGTTTCTAATTTATTACGCTTTGAAAGGTAAGGAACTGTAATTGTTATTCCTCTAAAATCTTTAGGAGTAATAATAACTCTTTCATTTAAACTAGTTCTAAAATAAGTTTTAAATTGTCCAGTTGGAATATTTCCAAATACTCCATCACTAAACACTAGACTAACTCTATCGTCAACTCTAGTTAGTACAGAATATACATTTCTATTATCTTTGTTAAGACTATTGTAAATGACATTGTTACCCTGTAGAGCTTCAACTTTAGTCCATAATTCTTTTTCGTTGCCTACGCTATCTAAACTGTATAACCACACATCTGTATTATTGATTTGCGGAGTTTCAATTGCAACAGCTTGGTTTGATGCATAGTCATTAATTGTAAATACACCTTGATCTAAAACACCTTGTCTAAAGTGACTAAAAAATCCTGTATTTGAACTTGTAGGTCCTTTGCCGTCATCTCTATATAACATAGCAAAGTTGTTTCCTGGGAATGGTGCTTCTTCTTGAATAGTGTCTGTAATATCTGTAGATACTATTTCAAAGCGCACAGCTCTGCCATCAATAGTTTTGTTAAATTGGTATGTAGGTACATCAGTATTAGTACTACTAAATCTGTATTGCTCAGTGTCAACATTTGCTATAACTGATTTTTTTGCTGGTCGACCAAATGTTCCGTTAACAGGCAATGCTGTATTCATTACCTTAATAAACTGTTCGTACCAATCGCTGTTAGCAGGATCATTCCAAGTAATATTTTGACCCTGTAAGTTAACATTATTACTGTCTCTAACTTCTTCACTAGTTCTAATGTTTTGAATTTTAAGTAATCCGTTAGCAGGTTGATTACGCTTAGGATTGTATGAAAGCAAACGTGCTAAACGGAGAACTGATTCTCTACGCTCTGCAAGTTCTAAGTAATTTTCTCTAGCATTTAAGTCAATACGATAAGAAATATTTTGACCTAAGAATGCAATAAGATCTATTAGTGCAAGGTATTCACTTGATTCAACATAGTCATTAAAATCTTCGGGATAGTTTTCCCTTAGGTACTGAACCATGGTTCTGCGTAAATTATCAAAGTCGTAACTCTGAAAATCTGCGTTTCTAAATGACTGGTATACTCTTTTCCAGTCCTCTGCTAAAAGCAGTCTATTTTGTCTATCTGTTGACGACATCGGCTATTCCTTATCTATAACAGTATTTATATGAGATCGATAAGTGCGTATATAATTACTGTGTTAAAAACCCAGCGTCCTCATCGAATTTTAACTGAAGTTTTTCTACTATAGAATAAGGTAGATATGAAAGCTCGCACTCCACTTGAATACCACTTTCATACGAATCTACAGTAATTTGATTTACTTGAACACGAGGATCATAGTTTATAATTCTTGACACATTTTCAACAATTGCATTTTTAACTGTATCTGTTAATGGTTCAAATAATATGTCCCATATAATTGTTCCAAATTCAGGATCACTAAGTTTTTCTCCTTGACGGATATGAAAGTGATTGATAATATCTTGTTTAATAAGGGCAATGTCATGTAGTATATGACTACTTCCCTCATCATCCACTGTGCTAAAGCCTCTGTATGTAGGGCTTTTTTCTGTGGTAATTTTATCAGAGTTATTACTACCTTTTACTGAAACTTGTTTGTATAAACTTTTTTCTATTGTACTCATACCGTATTTACCTTATTATGTTGAACGCTTAAATGTATCAGTTAGTTCAGGCTGTGCCGGTGCTTCTGCTAGTGTACCGTTTACAAAATCTTTTCTTTCTTCTAACGAAACTGCAGCTGTTTTATCAGCTACGAATTCTTTTGGATTATTATTTTCATGATCTGACCATGGTTCATGTGCAGGAATTCTAACTGGTACTACTGCCGCTTCGGCTTCAGCAGCAGTTTCTTTTGAATTCATATAAATTCCGTCAAGTGCTGTTTCATGATGAGTTTTAGCTGCAATATTAGTACTATTGCCTGCGGTAATCTTACCGTCAATGCCTGCTTTAATTTCTACGTTATTATTAGACGAAATAAATGTACTTCCGCCAGTAGATGTAAAATTTGTGTTGCCGCCTGATTCAAAATTTATGTCTCTGTCTGCATAAAAATTAATATCATTTTCTGTTCTAAAACTTATACTGTCTTTAGCATAAACATCAATTTTACCATTGGATGTCATTTCAATCCAACTATTTCCGCTACCGTGTGAAATATAAATTAAGTCTTCTGAGTTATGTAATAAAATTTGATGACCGTGACGAGTTTGAAGCCTAACTAATTCATTAGCAGGAATAGTTTTATCACCGTCTGACTCGCCTTTATTAATATTAGCATATGAAGGTTTGTCAGAATCATCACCGCCTGGTGCTTTTCTACGGCGCAAACTCATATCACCATCATCCATAACAAAACTAGATCCACCTAGTCTGTTGAATGGTCGTTGTATCGATGCTCCAGTTCTACCATATGGATATGTTGGGCCGTCCATATCAGGTGGCCCTGGAGTGCTCCAACCAAATACAGCACTCGGAGCTTCTCTTCTTGCACTAGAACTATTATAGCCTCTAACAAAATCTTTGTCTAGTCCTGCGTTTTCTAAACGTTCTTTTTCAACTGTATTTGTAGGTTTTATAAATTTAGTATAATCTTGTCCGGCGCCTTCTTCTTGACGTTTGTTATATTCTGCAACAGGTAACGGAATGGAAGTATCATCGCTATTTGCTGTTGTAGAAGAATTTCCTGGCGTCATAAAATTCATTCCAAGATCTGGAACACATGCTACCCAATATGCTTGACTATAATCGCCGTCTGGCATAAGCACAATAACCATTGTACCTGGGTCTGGAGGAACAGCCCAAAAGCCGTAACTTTTTTGTGAATACTCGTGTCCATCGTTATCTGTTAATCCATCATATGGCGATTGGCCAGCAAAAGGACTAGCATATTTACAAGTAATATAATTTTCAATAGGACCGGCTGCTGTTCTTTTAGCAATCACTACTTCAATGCCGCCCATGAATGTTCCGTCAAGGTGACTTACCACCTTGCCAATATGAACACCAGGACTAATATTATCTGATCTAGGAGTGCGGGTTTGTTGTGCCATGTTATGTCGATGATCCCATGTTGTTTTCTTCTGTACCTATACCTAATGCTTGTCCTGCAGCAGAACCTTTAAATGCACCAACTAATGAACTTACTACAGCAGTTGGCGACAAGTCTTGATTCATTATTCTTGCTAGGTTTAGCGTTTGAGTAAACTTACCGTTTTTAAAGTTACTAGTAACGTATATAGTTCTATAAACTCCACTAAACATAGCAATTGGCAAGAAGCCGCCAAGTGGATATTTTACAAAACCATCTTTGCCATCATAGTCCATTGGAGTTCTAAAATTTAATACTGTAGTAACTGTACCATTTACTGGGTTACAAGAACCCTCAAGTGTTATAGCAGAGTTTACAGGATTTGCTATTCCTAAGTAATTTCCTAATCCAGCATCCATAATCCAATATGGGTCGCCGTGAATTTCTAGATCAACAGTAATCATATCTCTATCAGTATTAATAAGATTGTTGTTCCAAGTTTTAGCAACAGATGTCCCTGTATCGTTTGTTCCGCCGCCGCCACTAACTTGATTTTGTTCACTTGTTGACAATGTAGTATGAGATCCAGTTTCACTTCCAACTGGTGATGTACCTTTAGTATCTGATGTTGCAGTTTCTGGAGTATTTTCTTCCCTAGACATCATTGATCCGCCAAATATTTGACTCATCATTTTTTGTGAACGAGTAGCTTGCATTCCTGTATAAAATGTTTGATTAAAATGCAAGTCAAATTTAACTATATCATTGTTCTGACCTGTATAGATATAGTTGTATGCTTTTATAGCACCTGCTTGTGCGCCAAGTGCATTCCATATACCTTGAGAGTTTGGAGAAGAAAATACAGCAGCCGGAACCGTATACGGAACTACTCTAAATACATAAACTTTAGGAGATGCTCCTGTAACAAGTCCGCCAAACAAGCTAGAACTATTGTAAACATGAGTATGAATTTTGAACCATTCGTATTCGCCTTTGGCATTTTCTTTTTGCTTAACAGCATTTCGTCCCCAGTCACTAGATAATATCACATCTTCAATTATATCAGTTATACCCGTAGCATCTCTAAATGTAAATGTTTCTGCATCTCCGTCACCTGAAGCAACATTTTCGGCAATTATATTTCCTTTTTCATCTTCATTTTCAACATCAGCCGGAGAAGCATTGCCTGGTGTAGTTGCACCTGGAGAATCTGCTGGATTTACTTTTGCGGCTCCTATAGAATTAATTGAACTATTTGCTGCTGCTTGTAATGATGCAGCTAAAGGTGCACCTAAAGTAGTAGTACCACTTAATTCTTGTAGTTGTTCTTTAAAGCCATCCGGAACTTCTGCTCCAGTGCCTCGAATACTTTCGTACAATTGTTGAAACTTTCCAGTAGAAGCTCCTTGTGTTGCAGAAGTGTTAGGAATACCAGCTGATGCTAAAAGACTGTCGTTTGGAAAACTAATAACATAATAATCTGCCGCAGGTTTTTGTTTTGCATCAACTTGGGCATCTTCAATTGTATTCAGTTTTACTGTTAAACTTTCAGCACCAGTTTGTAATACTTCAGCAACTGTTCTACCTTTTATTACCATGTCAGTGTTTACTTTGTTAATTTCATCTGTTAACGCACTTTCATTATAAGGAACAGCTTTGACATCATACACAGCGCCTGCTTCAGTAACGTCCATATCAGCTTGTACAAATTTAATAGGAATATGTCGCTTACTAAACATTGGTTCTTGAACATTTCCGTCATCGTCATATCCAATGAATCCTACGCTTAATAAAAACGGAGCCTGTAAATAGTTAGGATGTCCTGCTACTAATGCCGCAGCTCTTAAAGAATGAAAAAATTGTCCCATACTGTATGGCTCAATTACTTTAAAATCAATAACTGTAGCATTACTTAATCGTGTTCCAGGATTTGGCGCTAAGTGATTTTGAATTTCTACATCTTCAATAAAAAATTCTGTTTGGCCGTCTAATTCGTAGATAGTAGGAATTTTATTTCCGCCAGTTCCTCCGCTTTTAATTATTTTAATTAACGGTCCAACTGTTCTATAACTTAGTGGAAAATTTAATTCTAAATTTGTTAATGCACCAAGTGTAAAAATATAATTGTAACTTGCAAATTTATCTAATTCATTTCTAAAGGGAGGAAATCCTCTACCTAACAATGATAATGCGCCGCTTAGTGTAGGATTTTTTACTAGATCATAAACCTGTTTGCCTTTACTAGCAATATTAACTACAGGAGCAATAGCCTGATTAACTGCGCCGCCAATAATACCCGAAGCTAATCCGGTTACTTCTCCGGTTACGACATTTGCTGTATTAATAGCACCACTTGATATTGTAGATCCTGCATTGTTTAAGCCTGTTGTAATAATATTTCCAGATGGCGTCTTTGGCATATTATACTCCTAGCAACTGTGATAAATCCGGACCTTTAGGTAAAAATATCTTAACACCTGGTAATAAGTCATTAACCGGATCTTTTATAACGTCCATATTTCGTTGTGCAAACACCCACCATAAATCCTTTGATCCATACAAGTCATATGCAAGCAAGTCTGGTCTATAAGCATACTGTGGCTGCACTGTATATAATATATCGTCGTCTGCTGACGGAACAGGTCTGATATTCAATATATCTAAATATTGATTTTCAGTCTTAGGCGTAGTGTGCCAAGGACTAGTTGAACTATAAGTTGCCATTAAATAAATCCTTTATTGTCGACTATGTATGCACCATTTACAAATGCATCTAAACTAAAGCCTGTTACACTTTTTCTACTGTATGTAGGTTGCACAACAACTGAGAACGAACTACGTGTTGGTACCCAAGTACCGTTTTCGCCTATACCAACTTGAATGTAATCAACATCGTTTGGTAATTCAACTGTAAACATCTGTACCGTAACTGGTACATCTTTAAAAACATAATCGCCATATCCGTTTAGTTTAACAACCGGTGGCGGAGATCCTGCATTAGAACTAGCACCATATGCCATTTTTGTTATTGAACGCAAATAGTGTGTTGCTGCTACCCAATATCTTCCTTCTTGTTCGTTTTCAACAAAAAAGTCTCCAATAATTGTCATAGCGTTCACTTGACTGTTCTGATAAGCAGGAAAGGCATAATTACTATGTGTAGGATGCAATGAATTATAGTTAGCACTATGTTCCATAATTATCTGAGGAGTGTATGGAAACATGAACCCATCAGTTTCAAGTAGAGGCTGTAATACCGGACTTGTTTTATATGTAGACGGAACTGATAATCTAACACGCCAATCAAGGTCAGTTTTAGATCCCCAGTTTGCAGCTGTAAAGCCAACACCGGCTGTAGGTACAGCACCAGGTAATAGACCAACTGCTCTTAATGCTTTACCAAAGCCAGTATCAGAAATACTGTCGGTTACGCTTTGTATGGGATTAGTTATAACTGTATTAACTATATCTTCGCCAGCACTGATTACGCTACCGCCTAAGTTTTCTATACTACTTTGTGGATCGTTTGCATTTGCCATCATTGTCTCCTATATACATTATTTAGTTGACTTTATTAACAGAGTATATTATAATGTATACAACTACTGGAGAAATTATGAGAAAAATTAACTACTTAAACAACAAAGATCTTTTAAAAGAAATACATAAATCAAAATCAAGATTTTCTAGTTTCATAGACAACGACTATAATCAATTTGATATTATTTTGCCCGATATCGATAAAATTAACATTAGAACTATTGCTGAAGCTAAACGCAACAAAGCAAAACGCCTAGGCGATGCTGATTACGCCGCTCGTAAAATGGCTGGTGAAAAAGTTAAACAAGCACAATGCGAAGTAGACTACAGAAAGATTACAAAAGAAGAATTAATCTTCCGTGTAATGACGTTTGACCACATTCCAGACGAGCCTGGACGTAAAAAGAACCCAAAAACAATAGCAGATACTAAAGTAAAGCTAAATTTTCCACCTTTTGTTCATTATAAGTTTGATGATGATGGAGAATTACAGTTAGTAGGCAAGAGTCATTGGGAAGGCGGCATGGAAAACGGCAGTTTCAGTATGAAACACGCTAAAGCAACTGATAAACTTGCTATGATGTGGATAAAACTGTGCGAAAGATACGCAACTAGAGGCAATGTACGTGGATATACCTACAACGACGAAATGCGCGGCCAAGCAATTTTACAATTAGCACAAATTGGACTACAGTTTGACGAATCAAAGTCAAATAATCCATTTGCTTATTATACAGCGGCAGTTACTAACAGTTTTGTACGTGTTATTAACTTAGAAAAACGAAATCAAAACATTAGAGATGATATCTTAGAAATGAATGATATGAATCCTAGCTATACTAGACAACATAATGCAGAATGGGAAGCAGCTCAAAAAAGAGAGCATGACATTGCTGAAAAAGTTAAGAATGCCAAAACTACTTGACATACTGTCAATTTGAGTGTATCATACTAGTATATAATAATGGAGATTAGAATTTGTTTAAGAAAGCAGCTGTCTTTACCGACATCCACTTTGGATTAAAAGGCAATAGTAAAGTACACAATCAAGATTGCGAAGATTTTATAGATTGGTACATTGAACAAGCGCAAGCAAACGGGTGTGAAACTGGTATTTTTTGCGGTGACTGGCATCATAATAGAAATTCGCTCAATCTTACTACTATGGATGCAACAATTCGTAGTATGGAAAAACTAGGCAAAGCATTTGATCAGTTTTTCTTC